GGGACTGCATATCTCCTTTTAACTGCTTAATTTGTTCTGTTGCAGATTTTAATTGTTGTTGCAACGCTGCAATCGTATCAGTTCTTTCTAGAACACCTTCCATATCAAATACTTCTGTTTTCTTAAGAACTTCTTGCTTATCTATTAATCCTTTTGCATACGCATCCATATAGAACTCTAATTCTGCATATCTATTAGAAGGTAATGTAGAACCAGTAACAACTATAATATCGTATTTACCTATAGTTATATCATTTATAATTTTAATTTCACCAGTTTTATCATCAACAAGCTTTTTATTAATTACGTAATCACTCATTGAGTTGTTTGGCTGTACAATTCTAAATACTTTTTCAGTTTTGTATAACTGCTGTATAAGAGGTATAGCTACTTGAGCTACCCTAGTTAATGACGCTTCTATATCAGCAAGTTTTGATTTCATTTTTCTTTGACCAAACTCATCTATAGATATTGTAGCTTTATATGTAGCAGGAGCAGATTGTGCATTTCCCATCATCATTTCATATAAACCTAAAGCATGGTCAATATCATTCTTAGCAGTTAATTCATTTTGATATAACTCATTAGGAAGAGGAGTGGGCTGAACTGGCATAGGAGCACCGTCTGTAGGGTCATAGGGGATAGCTACTCCTGGTTGAGCCCATTTCTCTTCAAAATCTTTCATGTCGACACTTCCTTCTGGGACAAGTATTTTTGTATTTGTACTTGTAGTCGCATGGGCAATTATCAAAGAACGTGTTTTATTTATATATTCCTGTAACCCTTTAATCATTCTTACGTCAGATACTGGGTATGGAGTTCTTGTGTGAACATTCATAACAGGCACTATTGGATATTTGTCAGTTGGTAATATTCTATCATACAACTTAGTTTCACCAATAATAACACATTGTTTAATTTTCTTTGATTTAATTTTGACAACCTCAATTAAACCTTTTAGCATTAGCTCACCATAATCTATTTCTTCATATTGTATAGAAGGAACTTCTTCTTCTGCTACCTTTATAGCATCTTGTTCTTCATATCCTGCTCCTAGAAGTTCTTGCATTTTTTGAGCTAAAGCTTGTTGTCTTTGCTGATTAAGTTGATTTAAAATTATTTTTGCTTTTTCAGCATCAGTAAATATTTGTCCTTGTATTATAAAAGCTGGTCTTTGCGAATATACTTCGTATTGTGACTCGTCTAACAATTCTTCTTTTTTAGAAAATCTTTCATAAGTCCTATATTCATTAACATTAACTTTATAATATCTTTCATATCCTCGTACATATTCTTGATTATTAACCCTTCCTACATCTTCTGGAAATGTTACTTCCCCATCGTCCTCTCTTTCTGTCCATGGAGCATTAAAGTCTACTTTATTACCAGAATCAGACTGAGCATTTTTTATAGCCGTTTCGTACATTGGATATAAATCTTTTGCTTGGTCTTTTGTAAATAACTTAGATATAATTATATTTTCAGCATCATCAAAAAGCCTGTGTCTACTATTAGGGTCTACATATACATCTAATGGGTCTACGTCATGAAAGCATACTTCGCCTTTACCCATATCCATCATAGGGTCTTGATATACATGTATATATCCCATTCCCATTGTATAATAATCATCTACCGCCTGCCTAATAACAGTTCTTCCGTCAGATATATCATACATATATGTTAATAAAGCACTCATAACTTGAGCTACTTTATTATCAGAGTCTTCTCTAGGAGCACATCTAAAAGAAGGTCTATTTGCAGTTAACATAGCCTTAGCTGATTCAACAGCAGGATGCACTCTGTTTATAACAATAGGAGCCTGTCCTCTAGATTCTAATACTTCTCTCTGCTTAGCAGTCCATTGTTTGCCAAGCCTAAATTCTTTATCTTCCTTTGCTTGTTTAGCCCAATTATCTCTTTTGCTAGAGTAATCATCGAACAGCTGAAGGGTCTCATTTACTATATCTTCGGTTTGTTTTCCATCTTTTTTTGAATATGCCATATCCTTAATTTACGCACTATAAAGTAAGCCAATCAAGTTTTTTCTTTGGATTACGCCATTCTTCATCAGATAATTTATTAATTTCTTTTTTTCTGCATGGCTTTGCTCCATCTAAAGCAGTCCAAATAGCATCCATAACATCATCATGCTTTCCTCTTGGATAAGATAAAAACTCTTGTTGAGCTTTAATATCCTCTGCTCTAAAATAAAAAGTCCCTTTAGCGAACAATGGTACTAGTGACAGTAACCTTTCTGATTTACTATTTCTTGGTTTTACTCCAGATTCTAAACCTGGAATATAAATATTTTGTTCTCTCATAAGCTCTCTAACAGCAGTTCTTAATGCTTCCTGATAACCAACTGTTTCTACTTTAACTCTACGAGGTTTAAATTTATTGTACATATCTACAATCTTTGCAGGTTGTTCTGCTGGAGATATTCTATCTCTGTATATATCTACCACATACTTATTATTTTCGTTATCAATAGCAATAGTGGCGATAACAAAATAATCAGCCCTAGAAGAGAGAGAGCTTGCAGGGTCCACTCCAGTATAGATTTCCACAGGTTTGATTTCTTCATTTTCTAATCCTTTATTTTTAATTAAACAATTTTGACCTTGTACTCTTCCATAATCATAATGATGTATCTTAATCCAATCAGGCTGAAATGGCGCGTCATCAGGAGATTGAGCTATATTCATGTATTCTTGATAGAATCCATTTATATTCCCTACGGACGAAAACTCGTCCTTTATGGCCAATATCCTGTCTTTTGGAAATCTTTCAGGCCATATGCTTTTTTCATCGTCATCCCATATAGAATACCAGAGAACATTCCATGCAGTAGACTCTTTAGCCCAGCATAAAAAACAATCTTCTGATATAACTGTACCTATCATAGCAATCCTTCCTTCATCAGACAAACTTGGAATAACTGCTTCTGTCATCCACTTTCTATTCTTTGCTCTAGCCTCTGGAGTATAAGCATTTAACTCAGATTCAAAATCATCTACTATAATTAAGTTAGGTCTTGTATCTCCCTCAATAAAACCCCTAACCCTTTGTCCAGTACCTACAGCTACCATTCTGGTACCATTATTAAGTACTATATCTGTATGAGTCCACCTTCTAGCAGTACTAGGACCCATATCTCCAAATATTTGTCTAAATCTATCACTATGAGTCAAATGATATTTAATTCTTGATAAAAAGTTAATAGACTGAGCTTGTGACTCAGATACTATAACTATAAATAATTCATCTGTACTTGATTTAAAAGCTGCTTTCCATAAAGGAAATATAAGTGTAGTAACTGTAGATTTAGCTGTACCTCTTGGAGCAGCTATCAGGACTCTTCGTTTGTCATCATTTGACAAATTTGAATAGACTTCGTTATGAAATGGAGGTGTAGATTTTTTAAGAGCTGTAGGAAAACAATGTTTTCCAAATAAAGCCATATTATTACGTAGTTTTTTAAGAGCTTGTAATTGCTCGTATTTTTCTTCGTAATCCATTATTTTTTACTTAAAACTTTAGCTCTCTCTTTTCCACAATTACAGTTCCATTTACGTAAAGCTTTATTTATTCTGCTATTAGGGTCTCTAGCTGTTTTAGCGCTTGTCAATCTTCTTTTCATTCCACACATCCTAGCACAAAAACTTTTTCTTCTATTAGAGGCTTTACTACCTTTTTTAAGTTTAGAAGGTTTAGTAGTAACAGCCATTTTTAATTTAGAACCAGGATTAGCTTTTCTATAAGAAGCTATACCTTTTCTATTTAAACCACCACTTTTACTTTTACCTTCTTTTCTTTGCCATGCTGCTGTCTTAGCCATTTTTCTTCCTTTTCTTTCCTGAAGCAGTAACAGACCACTTTACATGATGTGGACCTGTTTTTTTATATGCCTCTCTTTTACTTATACGTTTGGCAACAGAAGCAGGCCTACATGCAGGATAAGGTCTACCTGCATCTTTTTTCCCACTTCTGCCGCATTTCTTGCCAGTCTTAACATCCCGCCAATCTTCAGCAAACCATTTTTTAAGTCCACCTTTAGCCATTAATATTTACCACCTCTTCTTTTATACTCTTTAACAAGCCATGCACTACCATATGCAGATGGCCATACCTTAAATTTAGCTTTGGCTAAAGCTTTAACTTTTGCATATAGCGCTTTATTTTTTGGATTAGATGCCATTATTTCTTTTTCTTTTTTCTCATTTTAGCCATCTTAGACATCATCATGTTCTTTTTGCCCATTTTCTTTTTTGGTCTACCTTTTTTACTTCCGTATGTTCCTTTACCCATTGGCATAGTTATTCCTCCTTAGTTGTAGTTCTAGTTGCTATGAGCTTTTCTTCTTCTTCTCTAAGCTCATCTATCAGTTTAACATTGCTTGTAGCTTCTATAGACTCTGTAGTTTTAACAAGATGCTTTTCTTTCATACCATGCATATCCTGTAAATTGTCTACAGCTCTCATTAAATTAGTAACATCGCCTTTATCTTTAGCTTTTTTAATAGTTTCTTCAAGTAAATCTAAAGTATAAGCTTCTGTAAGGCCATGCTCTTGAAGTAACTTTTGTAGTTCATCTCTTACCATATCTTTGAACTTCTCCTTTTTCATTCTCTTTTTCCACATAACCCTTTGATTATTACTAGGGTTATCTAAAACATGGTCTATAGCTTTATCATAATCCATAGTCTGAGCATAAACCATTGCCAAATTTTTCATCTTCTGCCCATTGGACAAGACTTCCCAGTGAGTCTTTCCACTAATGGTCGCATTAGACTTCCTACCACTAGCTTTAAGCTTAACGCTACTATAGCGAGGGTTATAAAAAGTATAGCCAAATGGATACCTAATATAAATGCTACTAGCTTTATAGGTGGACTTAGAGATGACCTTTGCCACATAGCCGTCATCCGAGATTCCATACTCTCCTTCATCTGCATCCCTCCAATATTTATACTTTATATTCTGTTTATTTGCTTCTTCTTTATTAAAAATAACATAAGAGGTAGGTTTTTTATCTCCCTTATGATGTATATCTATTGTGTACATTTATTTAAACGCATTAGTTAGCATATCATTAGAACTCATTGTGTTTTCAACCATATTATCTTCAAATGCATTAGGATTGTACATATTAAACTTTCTAATAGCGTCTTGTCTTTTTTCTTCAGTTTGAACTGCGGGTCTCCAAAAGTCTTCTAAATAGTATTTAGACATATTTTCTACATCTCCTGGAATAGGATTAGGGTCTTGCATTAACGCTAATCTTGTTAAAGTAGCTCCTACTAAAGGATTTCTTAATGCTTCAAGGTTTCTGGTGTCTTCAACATAATCTTGAGTTTCTGGATTGTATTGAGCTAGATTAGATATATCAAAATCTGGACTATCAAGCTCTGCTCTAAGAAATTCATTTGCTTTTTGTAGTCTGGCTTTATTAACCCTTTCAGGGTTTTGAGCTATATCATAATATCTTACAGGGTCAATTTGGAATGGTCCATATGAATACGCAGTTTCAGGATTATACCTACCATAATCAGTTTCAGCAGATGCAACAAACTTTAACATGTTACCTACGTTCTCATTGGGGAATTGTTTGGCTACTTTTGATATAGCTTGTGTTAATTCTTCCGAATAGTCTTGTTTGGCCACTATCTTCTCCTAGTACTGTAAGGATTATCATATTGAAATCCAGGTCCCATTAAGCTTTGAGACATGCTTAATAACCCTTCACCAATTCCAGAGCCTAAAGCTCCACCTAAATCACTCATTATACCTTCTCCAGTACCAAATTTACTCATAAATCCACCTTCTTTACCAAATAAACCTTTACCCTCGTCTGTCATTTCTCCATAATCAGGGTTAGCAATTGGGTCTCCTTCTTCGTTTAGCATAAATTCACCACCTTCTTTTAAAAATGGGTTTTTATCAAACTTAGCAGAACCTATATTTCCAAAACTAAAGTTATCCATAGCTTTTTGTAAAAAGTTTCGTGGAGCAGGCATATCAGTAGCTGGAGCTTCTGCAGCAACAGTCTCAGCAGGTGGTCCACTTGCTCCAGGACCCTGCACTCCATATCCTCCTGATGTATATCCAGTATAACTTCCAAATTCTGGCATAGGAGTATCAGACATTCTAATGTCTGTATCGAATGTTTCATCAGGTAAATTAAAATCTTTTGTATAAAATTGGTTTTCAGGAGCTTTTATAGTGTCCATTTGGTTATTTACATTGACATTTGTGCTTTCTGCCGTTGTCGATAAATTTGGTTGATTAATAGGCGCTATAGGCTCTATATCAGGTGTTATAAAAGGTGTTGGAGCGCCTGTAGCAGTTGGCTCAGGTTGAAATACCTCTTGACCTTCCATTGGAACTAAGTTTCCCATGTTGTCATAAGTCATTGTTTGAGATGGTATTTCCCCTGTTTTAGGGTCTTGGCCTATAATCTTGCCAGCTAACCAGTTTCCCGCGTAATCAAATGGGTTATCCCAAATACTATTTGCCATCAAATGCCTCCAATTTAAGCTATATTATAGCTATAATTTAATGACAAACACATATACAGTGCAATCTATTTATTAATAATGCAAAAGTGCAGATAATGAAGTATACTTCACCCAAACATGTATTTACAGCGTATGTAAGAGCGTATATACCTATAGATTGTTTGTCAAATGTTATTAATCTGTATATACATGTATATACCTCTATATACACCTATGGTATAAAATACACCAAAAAATATATTTTGCAAGACTTTTTTTAAAAAGTGCCTTAAATCACAGAAAATCAACGATTTAGTTGAATTTTGAAAAAATATAATAAGAATGTGTACACTAGATATACATACAATGGTACCCCGTTGAAATTCGCGGCATGGGGGTCGTAACTCGTTGAAAACTTTTTTAACTTCGCTCGCATACCGCTCGCTCGTTCCACTGTTATCTTCGCTTTACAAATTAAAAACAATATATGAAAGGTGGTTTAGTTATATGAAAGAACTAATAGAGAAATTAAGAGAGTTTAATTGTAAGATTCGTGCTACTCAGTTCGGTCTTGCAATTCCTGGTACAAGCGTTGCTACTTCTGGAGTAACTGTTGCTACGCTTGAACCTCTTTGCCCTGAAGGTTGGGAAGTATCTGAGGCAAAGAATCCATTAGCTGGTCAAGTTGCTAAAGCGATATACATATCCAAAGCAACGAGTGATGATGAGTTATTGGAACACTGTAGTTCTCTGTAACAACTTGGGTAGTAGTGTGTGTATGTAATGTATGCGCACTACTTCCTTTTTTTATTATAAGTAATACATACAGCATTGCTGTATAACTATTAAATAAGGAGCATAAATGACTGAAATTAAAGAGATTATTAAAGAATGGATAGATAGTTGGGAGCACTGTAAAAAGTGTGATTATATGTATAGAATTGAGTGTAATTGTAAACAAATAAAACAAGGAGAGTAATATGATATTTTCAATGATGTTAACGGTATTAACAGTAACAACAGACTATGGTTTTAGTCTTGTAAAATTAAATCAAATACAGGCTATCGAAATGGTAGATAAAGGTGATGGAGGTATATTAACCATTACCTTAAAAGGCGATAAGTCAGAGCAATTAGTATTTGTAGAACATAACAAAGAGTCGTGGGATGAGGCAAAAGAATGGATGAATGAATCTATCTTTGCAATGCAAGAAGCAATGAGTACTACTGATGTAAGCAGAACAATAGATACATCAGGTAAGTTTTAATAATTAGGGAGTGTGACTGTAACCGTGAGGACAGCGAAGGCTTTAGGCATGCAGGTTTTGCGATACCTGTTGTCTCCTTTTGGCCTTGTTTAGCGCTCCCTATAAAAAATAGGAGGTAGTAATGAACGAGATAGAATACTTTGAAGACAAAGCGGATGTCTTCATTCAAAATAATATAAAATCAAGGAGAAGGTATGAAAAATCAAGCAGTATGGTCTGTATTAGCAATGGTAACAATATGGCTAACAATACACACCGTAAAACTAAATACAATAGTTCCAGATTATAAATCAATGACAAACAAAATAGACGTGTTGGTTCATAAAATAAATGAGTTAGAGAATGCATATGATGCGTTAAATAGCATAGAATTAACTCCATTTGATGAAAAGTTTATGGATATGAGACAACAATATGGTCCAGGAGTTACATTTATGTGGAACAATGAGCTGTATAGTACTGACTATGCAGAAGAGATAATAAACAAAAGATAAACAAGGAGTAAGACATGTCAGACAATAATATAACAATCAACTTGTTAGAAAACGGTGAGTTCAATTCAAGAGAAACATCATCTAAAACAGTAGGCC